GGGTGATTTTCCGTGTATGCCATCTGTTGAAAGTCCTTTAAAATGCAGCACTTCATGATCATACAGCTCCATAGCCTTTCCATTGACCACCGTTTGGTACCATAACATGCCTGTAATCGGACTAATATAAGCGTTTGTAGTTTCAGGGCGCAAAGGGTACAGTGCTTCTGGATAACCATGTTCGCCGAATTGTATATATGAATAGCCGTTCCCCCACGTCAAAACATGCGTCATCATCAACTTTTTCCAGATGAAAGCCGTCATATAAGGATTAGGACGTGCATAAACAGCGTAGGCAGTGGGATGATCCGGATTACGTTTTATGCCGTTTTCTGTTTTTTGAAACGTATGGATCGGCAGCTTTGCAATATCATCAGATAATACATTCACGCATGCAAAAACGTCAGGCTGCACTAATGAATTTCTTTCATTTACAGTTTCACCGCTTGCTGTTTTCCGGCCGCCGAATAAATTTACAAATAAATCATTGAAACCGTCTATATCCGTTGAACCGGACCGTTTTTCAAACATCCGATCTATTAGCAATTATTTCACCTCGCTTTCTTGGTCAGAAGATAGGCATAAAACATAAAAAAGACACCCGTCAGAATCAGACCGATGTTTGTATTCCATCTATAAGCAGCTGTCAGGATAAAGCCTGCTCCCGTGATGAACAGCAGATCATTTAATATCAACAAGAAAAAAGAAAACCGTCTTTTCATAACTCTAGGGTTAAACATTGCAAAAAAGGCGCTAACCTTTTTCATACTTCTCACATCCTAAAAACTGAAATTGCCGGACCCAAAATGTTCATTCAAATCAACTCTTCCACTATTGCCGAAGTACATCGCACGGGCATACGCATTTATAACAGCTGCAATAGGGTCAATCCTTTGCTTCGATTTTGCTTTATCCAGCATGATATTTTCCTGCGGATCAATTTTCGTAATCGCGTTATTAATGGCCCATGTTAAAACCGGATCGTCACCGTGTATGACTTTCCCCTCATAAACGTTTTCTCGAAAACTCTTTGTAGGTAATGAAAGATGATTTATTCTTTGTGGCATTTCTACTGTCGTCAGCCCTTTTGATTCAAGACGTTGGGCTAAATGAAGAGCGTTCCATTTATCGTATACGATCTCTTGCGGCCGGAAACGATGTTTATGAATAAATTCTATGATCCATTGTTCGACGCGTTGATAATCAACCGCTTCCCCTGCCGTATACGTGATGTAACCCATCTCTTTCCACAAATCATATGGCACCTTATCTGTTGCCATTTTTTCCTTGGCTCGTGCCTCGGGCATAAAGGAATGTTGACCAACGTAGTAAAATCCCTCCTGCACAGCCACATATCCAACGGATGTTAAGTCTGTAGTCATGGACAGATCAAGCCCCAGATAAACTGACATGCCCTGTAAATCAGGAATGTCGCCGCTGCATGCCCGCCATTTTGTCATGTTCATATATCCATTATCCTTTTGATCAACCCACCGATTCATATTTTTAGTCAAGAAGCTTCTCATTTTCTCTGGAACTTCCAGCGCTACTTTAAGCGCAGCACGCAAAGACTCCATGCCCTCTGGATACGTTGCAACAATGGGATTGGCTTTAATCCAGTTTGATTCGTCTTTTATATCGTCCTCTGGATCAAGCTCACAGATCATGACAAAATAATCATCATTCTCTGTATCAATGTCTGGATCAAGTATTTTACTTGTATATTGATATTCCCTGAAACACGGCCTTTCCATATGAAAGCCGGCTGTCGTAATAACGGCCATTAACGGGCTGCGGCGGGCGACCATACCACTGTCAAGAACATCATATATTTCACTTGTTTCATGAGCATGATATTCGTCCACTATCCCAATAGATGGGTTTTTCCCGTCCCCTAACTTCCGGGCTTCCCGAGATAAAGGCTGAATGATGGAGTTTGTCTTGTATTTTTTGACTCGCCCATTGGCTGAGGAGTATTTCCCTTTCAGTATGGGCGCATGGTGCAGCTGTTCGAGTATGGCTTGATAAACCTCATCGGATTGTTCTCTGGACCAGCCGGCGATAAATACCCGGTGTTTTTCTTGCGTCGGAAAAATCTCATATGACGCCACTAAAGCAAGAAACTGTGATTTCGCATTTTTCCGGGCCAGCTGGATATAAACTTTTCGAAATCGCCGAGCACCGTTTTCTTTTTTATAAAAACCGTAGATATTAGCCGCTATAAAAAGCTGAAAGTCTGTAAGCTCAATCGGCTGTCCGGCAAGAATCCCCTCGACGTGTCTGAATTGCCGCGCCCATTCATAAAAATCGACAACAGCCTCAGCGTCAAAATAATAAGGACAGTCACCATCTGCGAGGCGTTCAACATCTCGAAAAAAGCGTTCAACTGCCCATCTGTGCTTTTTGCTTGCCTTGATTTCACCGGAACGGATTTTCTCAGCGTATGACCATACCCGTTCTATGAGAATTTCGGCAGTAATCTCCTGCATTACATGCGGCCCCCGAACCGTTCTTCCTCTTTTGACTTCGGTTTCCCATCATCTTTTTTCGGGATAACGAGTTTACAGCGAGAGGAAATGGTCAGTCCTAAGTCGCTTGAAGCTTGCCGGCATTGTTTAAACAACTTGTCTTGGTTTATCAATAGTTCAGAATAGTCATCATTCGGAACAACCTTTTCTTCTTCTCCTATTACATTCCCGTCATCGTCAAATTTTCTAACGATCACTGTTTTCATCGGACCCCGTTCAAGCAATTGCTCTGTTACTTGCAAATATAATTTCCGGGCAAACAAAAAACGGGCAAGCGCATCAACATCTAAATTGGTCATGATCCCGATGTTTTTCAGCTCATCCGCTATCTTTTTAAACTCTCTTTTTAAGTCTTTTGGCAAATATGATGGAGCTTTTACTTTGTCGTTTGGTGCCTTTATTTCCTGTGCTCGACGTTCCTCAATCTCTTGCTGTGTCAGGTGTTTCTTCCCTTTTACCAGTAGCAAGTCAACAGGTTGCCGTGGTCTAGCCATTCCCTCACCTCCTTCCGAATTTTCATTTAGGGAATTTTTCAAAATGGGGAGGGGAGCGCGGTCTCCGGCGTTCACCCCTCAGAGATTTTAGGGTGGGGGGTGCTCATTTCCTCTTTCAACTGCAGCATTGCGGCTTCTAATTTCTTTTGTGCTTCTTTTAATTTCTTTGTATACAGATCGAATGCTGTTTCCTTTTTCATCGTTGCACGAAGAGCAAACAGTTTCTTTACCTTTTGTTGCATACGTCTTATGTCAGCGTTGGTGTAATAGGATGTATACTCAGTCCGACACCGAGGACACTTGATATAATGCTCACGGATTCCGTCGTCATGCTTCCTGACCTTTGAGCATCCTTTGACCAAGAGTAATGTTCCACATTCATCACACATGCATGTTTGATGTTCTGTTCCCAAATCCTCCATCCTCCTTCGCTGTCTTCCTGCTGTGGCACGGCGCGCATAGTGGCTGCCAGTTTCTTGAATCCCAAAAGAGTTTCATGTCTCCTTTATGCGGTTTGATATGATCGACTACTGTTGCCGGCACCCGCCTACCTTCCATCATGCATGATACACAGAAGGGATGCTTTGACAGATAGCCTAGACGCGCCTGCCTCCACTTGCTGTTATATCCACGCTTGGCAGCGGACTCCCGGTATTGATCATAGGCCGGCTTGATACGCTTGTGTTGTTCGCAGTATCCCTCTCGCGTCAGGTTGGGACAGCCGGGTTCATTACAGGGCTTCAAAGCTTTCTTCATAGTTTAAAGACTCTAGCATCGAACAATGTTTGAGGACGCAGTCCATGTTCTCTATCAGCATCTCTTTTTTTGATCATTGCTTCATATGAAAAACCGTCTGTATCAGATAAAAATTCTTTATTTAAAAACAATAACCACCCACATTGAGAACCGTCATAACCCAAGAAGAAATGTCTAACAAACCCGAAATTTTCGCTAGCCTCTTCTACAAAGTCTTTATCTTCTTCTAACATTTTACAGAGGCGATCCTTTTCTTTTTTTAGGTGTTCGATCCTTTGCTCTATACCTTTTATTGATTCTTCAAGAGATGGTATCTCCTTTTCTAAAGTGCGACGCGCTTGCTCATAGACTTTGTTTCTCAATATATTCTTTTGCACTTAACTCCCTCCTTCATATTCTTTCTAAACTGCCCCCGTACTCAAGCCGTTAACCGCCAATAGTCTATCCTGAGATTTACCGGAAGCAGTTTACAGAGAATATAAAAAACACTCCTCTGAAGGAGTGCTAACTATATCTTTCTTTACAAATAAGATATGCCTTCCTTAATTCACGAAGTTCATCAGGTGTAAAGTTCTTTAGCATTTCACGTCTTTTGATAATTTTAAAAGCATCGTAGATCAGCATTACCTCTGATACTTTATCGCTTTGGTACTTGATTAACTCATACTTAGCTTGATCAAATTCAACAAAGCTAAAGTCTTTTCTGAAAAAAATTGAGACATCTTTGACATTGTCAGAATAAAGAACTTCCCTCTCAAAAGTATCACTCTTAATCTTTAAAAAGTTATCTTTTATTTCATGAGAGATAATTCTCTCAATAAGTTCTCTTCTATATCGAATTTCTTCATTGTATTCAAGTTGCCTTTTTTTCCTATCTGCATCACGTTGGAGAACCATAGCTTGTTGATCCTTTTCTATTTGTAGCTTAGAACCACGGATCGCGCCAATATAACTAGCAAAAGCTGTAATTAATCCAACAACTATTGTAACTAATCCACCTATAATGGCAATTAAAATTTCCTTATCCACTCTTTCTCACCTCCCATTGTAATTATCGGCCAAAGGAAGGGACAAAGGAATAATTTGCAGAATTTGTCGAACGAAACTATTGAATAAAAC